CACGGGTCCGCTCCGCGCTCTAAGCGATGCCTTATGCGCAGGCGTGCGTTGCCGTTGCTGTCGGCCTCGACTTGGATGCTAGTATTTTGTTGCGGCATCTTTTGCAATCATCAAGTTAATCAACCGATTTAAATTCCACCTGGCCTTTCGCAAATCGGTCAGCGGCTGGTCGTGCTTCTTCCGATACCGCGTCACATATTCGATAATCGGACGCACAAAACACGCTTCGTCGCCGGGTAGGTCGCGGCAAATATCAACTATAAAATCGATGCTCTCGCGGCCCCCGGCAAGCTGGTAGTGCGGCGGGTTGATTTCGTCAGGCGAACAGCACACCGTGCATGTGGTTGTGGTCTTGCCGTCGCTGGTATAGCCGTTGCCGTGGCAAACCTCGCAGGGGTTCATAGCATCTGCTCCAGCTTGTTGCGCAGCACCCAGTAGCGGCCCTTAAGAGCAACGTGCGGTATTTGATTTGCGTGGATCAAGCGCAACAATTTTTTATAGCTATTGTGATCGCGACTACCGAAAAGTGTTTCTGCAGCCTCGCGTACATCCATCAATGCGGGCCGCGTCATCGCACAAAACTCTGCCACATGGGATCGCTGAGCGCGGCTATAAACACCAGCGCCATGCAGATCGTTGCCATCGCGCCGAAGAAAACCAGACCTTCAAAAATGTGTCGCATGTACCCTCTCCGATTGGTAAGAGAGGGGAAACTACGGGACTGACTTTTAGTAAGTCAAGTAATTACGCAAAGTAACTTCCGACAATGACGTGAATCGCCGCCACTTCTTCCAGTTTTTGCGTAACTTTTCGGTCAGGGTTGTGCTGGCGCAGCGTGACGTGCGTGTCGGTGATTTCAACAAACTGCTTCACGATAGCGTGCGCCACGCCGTTGGCTTTGAGTTGGACAACCACATAGTCGCCGTCGCGATATGGTCGCCCAGGATGAACGTAGACGATTTCGCGGGGATTGAACCGCGGCTGCATCGATGTCCCGCTGACGAATACTGCGTAGGCGTCAGGAACACTTTTTAACCATGACGGCGTTTCGATTGCGTCGATTGGTTCCGTAACGTCGGTGATGTCAAAGCCGATCCCAGCTTGGGCGGCTCCATAAAGAGGCATTGTTCTCGTCTCCCTCGCCTGTTGCGGGGCTGGCTCCAACCCCAGGTCAACGCCGATCACGTCCGAGAGGGTTACGCCTAGCTTGTCTGCTATCGACTGTGCTAGCTCGGTGCTTGGCTGCGCTTCTTGTGTGCCGTCGGCTCTTACCCTCGTGTATCGTCGCAGGGTGTGCGGTTGTTTTCCTATCCGCCGCGCCAGTTCTGCGACGCTAATATCGTGATCTGCGCAAAGTTTCTTAATGCGGTTTCTCACTGTGCCTCCCAATGCTACCCGCTGAAATGCGGGGTTTTTAAGGTTTTTATTTCCCTTATTGTTTCGTTTTGTGAGAGCGTGCTCTCACAATTTGTGCCAGTTATTCGTCCAAATCAAACACGCCAGCGACGATATCTTCAAACAATGTTTGCTCCCGTTCGCCATCAAAATTCACGTCGCCGCCCGTTCCCATCGCGTCGAATGCCATCTGGCGTTGGTCAGCCCACATGACTGCGAAACGGCAGAAGGCTTGCACGTCTGGGTCCATCAATTTTTCGGTCAGCCGCTCTTGTTGCTCTTGCACCAACAACGCGGTCGGAACGTACCCGCCAGTTACTCTTTTTAATAACTTAAGGTCAACGCCTGCGCTAAAACATTTTTTGACAGACCCCTTCGATGCCGCGGGTTTGAGCGCTTTCCAAATGATGTTGACGGTCGTCGGGCCGCGCTTAGCGTAACAGTCGCGTATAATTTGGCGGGCGATAAGCGCCTGCTTCTGGCTGGGGGCGCGCCATTGCGCGACGGTCGGCCCAGATATTCCGGCCCCTAGCAGCGCGAACATCGCGTTGGTGAGCAGCGCCTGCGCGTAGAAGCGATGGCGCCAGAGGTAGCGATTGCTGGCAGTTTCGGCGCGCTGGTTAACGCGACAATAAAAGTCGTCTCGCTCCGCAGCGCGCGCGGCAATGCCCTCAACGCGCGCCATCAATTTGTCTCTATCGATACTCATTGTGTGTCTCCCAAAAGGTCATTTTTTGACCCTATGGTCATTACTGATATTTGACAAGTAAATCTTTCCAAACTATCCACAGGCAATATTTCTTACGAAACGTAATGACTATGTTGTTTTCTGAATGGATTGCCAGCCGAGGCCTGACGCGACGCGACGCGGCTGCGCTGCTGCGTACAACGCCATCGACTATCACCAACTGGGTTCACGGCACGCATCGTCCCGGCGCTGCGATGACGGCACGCATCTACGCAATCAGTGGCGGTCGCGTGACGGTAGCCGACCTGCATCAAGCATACCAAGAGGCGAGGCAATATGAGTGCCAGGAACAAGGCGCGCGGCTATGAGCATGAACGCGAAATCGTTTTGTGGGCGCAGGCGAACGGCATTGAGTGCCGCCGCATCTTCGGGTCTGGCGCATTTAAACACCAACTCGGTGACGAGTTCGCTGGCGACATCGTGCTGGCAGGCCTGCGTGTCGAAGCCAAGCGACGCAAGACCGGTTTCAAAGTCATTTACGACGCATTCGATCAAGACGATAGCGATGTCGTTTGCGTTCGCGCTGACCGCAAGGAACGGCTGTGGATCGTCAAAGACGACCTGCTGCTGCGGTTACTGAAGTGAGTTACCCGCCCACCCAACGGCTCCCCTTGTGCCGACTCCCAGGGGCTGACGGCGCAGCCCAGCAAACCAAGACGGGCACGGTAGGTGGAGACAGCGGTGCATGCCCGTCAACGCCGTTTTTATTAAAGGAATTGATATGTCAGCAATAACACCGGGCGACGAAGGCCCGCGCCACGCCCCGATTTGCAATGTTTTTAACGAGTGGGGCATCAAGCACCTCTCGCACTCCAACATCGATCTGGCGCGCAACGACCTAGGTCTGTGGGTACTGCGCTACATCTTCAAGGTCTACGACTCGCCCAACGCTGCGATGGCACGCGGCAACGCGGTCGAACACGGGCTGCAGGTCGCGCTGCAGGGGGGCGAGTTCGATGACCCGGTCGATGAAGCCATGCGCGATTTCAACAAGCGCACCGCGCTAGGCGTTGACGGCGAGCGTCGCGAGAAGGAAGCAGCGAACATCGGCGGCATGGTTGCGCAGGCGCGCGAAGGCATGGGCGCCGCAGAGGTCGTCGCATATCAGGAAAAGATTGAAGTCGAGATACCGGGCATCGACGTGCCGGTAATCGGTTACACCGATTTCACGCTTGAAGATGCAATCGTTGATTTGAAAACGACGACGCGGTTGCCGTCTGCAATATCTGCGTCGCATCGACGGCAGGGGGCAGTCTACCAGCGCGCGGCAGGCAACAAGGCTATCGACTTCCTGTATGCGACGCCGAAGAAGCACGCCAAGTATCGCCTCGAAAACAGCGACGCCGATTGGCTAGAGGTTTGCGAAACCGCCCTGCGACTGCAGCGGTGGTTGTCCAAGTTCGACAGCAAGGACGACCTCGCCGCCTGCGCGATCCCCAACTACGACAGTTTCTACTGGTCGTCACCAGCGACCAGGGAAAAGGCCCGCGAAATATTCGGGTACTAGCGCCCCCGGCACCGCGCTCAAAAAGACGTGCCTAACCAGTGAGGAAAATTATGCGCACAAAAATAACTCAACAATCCCGTTTCCAAATTCAAAAGCATTTGGAGACGGTACTCGACGTTCAAGACGACGGCGTCAAATACCATGATGGCTGGAGCGACGCGCGCGTTGCAGTCCACTTTGATGTTACCCCCAAAACGGTTGCCAACACGCGCGCCAACACCTTCGGAAAGCTGTGCGGCAGGGCGCCGCGCTTGAAGGAGCGCCTGGAGAAAATCGAGGCGCGGCTGCGGGTGTTGGAGAACACGCAAAACGTACACCTGCACCGGTATCTGCACGCCACGTCGTCGCTGTCGCCGGTCGAAGATTGCAATGAAGGAGACGACGCACATGCCTCTTAATCTTGAAACTGCCGCCAGTGGCGATGGTGAATTTTTCAACAAGCTGCGCTTTAACTCGGTCGGTGGTCACTTCTGGATCACCACCGAGGAGGGCGAAAAGCGTTTCCCAAACGGCTTCAAAGCCGTGTTCGACATGGCGACAGTTGTCACCGGCTGGGCACGATACAACGGCACCTTTCTCGACTTTGAGCCGGATCCGGCGCTTGATAAGCCAGCGGCGCGACCGGCAGCCACTGACGACGACGGCGGCGATAAAGCGTGGAAGCGAGCGTTCAAGGTGCGTGCGTTTTCCAAAGACGCCTTCGGCGGCGTCTGCGATTTCACGCACTCCGCAAACGTCGTCACAAGTGCGTTCTCTGCACTGTACGCAGAGTATGAGCAGCAGGCCGAGAACGGCATGGTGCCGGTCGTGGATGTTTCCGGCACGCCGGTAAAGGCTGGCGATTACTACGCGCCGGTCTGGTCAGTCGCAAAAATGATTGAGCGACCGGCGTCACTACCGGACGCCGCCGCGGCTCCTGCTGCAGCGGCTCCTGCTGCAGCGGCGCCTGAACCCGCAAGTGATGAAGAGTTCTAGCGACGATGGGGGGGCGCGAAAGCCCCCCCTTTTGCTTATACGCCAGCTTTATTTCGGTAGCCGCATGTCTACCAAACAAGTGGCAGCAGTGGTCAACACGACCGAAGCAGAAGTGTGGAACGCGCTTGGGGATAAGGAAAAGTGAGCGGCAGATACGCAACCTTTGCGCCAAGGCTGGTGCAGAACAACTGGGACGTTACCCCGGTCAACGGTAAGCGAGCAGTATTATCGGGATGGGCCTCGCGACCGGCGACCGCCCTTGAATATCACAACTACGCAAACGCCAGCATCGGCGTGCTGACCGGCGGGCAGTACAACATTGTCGCGGTCGATGTCGATGTGCTGAACCCGTTTGCGTCGAACGAATTGCAGCGGCTTGCGACCGAGTGCCTGGGCACGGCACCGCAACGCATCGGTAGAGCGCCGAAGTTCCTGATGCTGTACCGCTGCACCGAGAGCGTCAGGAAAACCAAGACAGGCGTCTACACCATCGACAATGACGACGCAGCAGTCGAGGTGCTGGCAGAGGGGCAGCAGTTCGTTGCCGCAGGCGTGCATCCAGATACGCAGCGGAAGTATGAGTGGCCC